CTTTAGGGGTATCACTGCGTTTCAAATCCAAGCCCATGGCCTTGGTCTTGCCAATCTTACCATCCACATCCAGTCGCTTGCCCTCCAAGTCAATGATGTTCACAGCATAACGCTTCTTGGTAATGAACAAACTGCGGTCAGCAACCAGTTCACGACCTGCCTTGATCAAGGATCCCATGTCTCGGGGACAATGGAATGCCTGTTCCATAAATGCCGGAAAGCTCTCGTTTACTTGATCTGCAATTGAGTCATACAGTTGGATGCAAGTTTCTTTTGACCATTCCATACGCCCTTCTGCAACTTCTTTTTCCAGTATGGGCCATGCAGAGAAATAGCATGAGTCTGTGTCACCGTAGATGATGGCCTTGCCTGTGTGATCGTACTCACCTGTGATGCACTCATTGATGTGAGCATCCATGTGCTTGGCAATTGATCTGCCTGCCAGTGTGGTTGATTGTCCAATACGCTTGTCAAAGAATCTACAGCCTGGATTCAAAATAGCACCATACAAGGAGTTAAGGTTAATCTTCTTGACCAACTGACGCTTGTCCCAGAACGCAATTTCTTTGGGATCCTTGGTTTCTTTCTTCTTGGCCTGTAGCTCTTGTCGTTCACGATACCAACGTTCCAGCAAGCCAGGGATGATACCTTTCTTCTCGTAAGTGAGAATGGTACCATTGGCAGTAAGGATCCAGGGCTGGTTTGAATCAAAGATCATGTGCCAGATTTCCATAGCCGAGTGTACTGACTCTTCGCCGCCTTCCCAGTCAATAGTTATTTCCGTACCACGTTGCTGTTCCATTACGGCTGTGTATTCTAAGCTGGCAAACAAGCCTTCCCATGCAGCCGCAAAACTTTGCCCCTTGGCCATGTTGGCTTTGATCAAATGATCAGTCATGGTCTGTCGCAATTGACCTACCACAGTTTCTGGACCCATGTTCATGGCACGAATGGCTGATGGATATAGTGAATTAATGTCCACTGATCCAATCCACATGTGCAAGCCCTTTTTAGGATATGCTACGTAAGCACCTGCAGCCTGTGTGTCATCATCTGTGAGGCGTTGCTTGCGATTGGGCACAACCATGCCACGTTCGTGTGCTTCATTGATAATGGCCTGTTCAGTCACTGCCACAGCACCCATTGTGGTTTGTAGCAACACAGTATTGGCATGTGCCAGTTCATTGGCTAGATCCAAGAAACGTAATTTCTTGTCCAGCTTGGCAATGATCATGGTGTCTTGGCGGTTGTACTCAATGAACTTCTTGAAGTGCTGGTTGTACAACTGATCCAGTGTGCCTTCGAACTGTGTTTTGCGTTCGCCTAGTTCATATTCGCCAATGGCATCCAAGCTGTAGCTATGACGTTCTTCGTATGTGTACTTGCGATACAACTGCATATAGTCCATATGCACCCGACCAATCAAGTCGTAGGTCTGATTCTCTGCACCAAAGCGTTCAAACATACGTTGCTTGGGAAACTGTCCCCACAAACAAAAACGTCTAGTATCATCCTTGCTGAGTATTCTTGTGGTACGATTTACTGTGTAAGGAATGTCATAGCCTTCTGAGTTCCAGCCTGTAAGTACATCTGCACCTTCAATCACGTCCAGGAACATCTTGATCATGTCTTCTTCACGCTCAAACAAGATGGTGTTTTCAAACTCACTCACCAGCTCTTGTGCTGTGTCCCAACTTAGATGTTTGGGCGGCACTGCCAGTGTGATCATCTGATCCAGCCAGTCTAAGTATATGGATATAGCAGTGATGGGATTGAATGGATCTGCTACAGGTGAGAATCCGCGCTCTGCATCAAACGCAACTTCAATGTCAAAAAATGCTGTGTGTAGTTCAGGAGCATCTTGATCTTTGTAGTTTTCTTCCAGGCATCTGAAGATAGGATTGATGTCTGATTCATACAATTGCTTGCCAGACTGGCTGCGAACTTCCTTGCGAAATTCTTTGTTGTTGCGTGATGAAAATCTATTGACTGGCGTGCCGTAGATGCTTTGAAATTTGCCTCTAGGGTCGTCGTAATAGAATCGATACTCCGCTGAGAATTCCTTGTAGACTCGTTCGCCATTGCGGCGTTCTACAACATGAATGCGATCGTGTTCACGATCAAAAAGTGCGTCGATATAACTCATTGTTCTCCGTTTGTGGCCGGGTGGGCCTTGCTACATGCTCGTAATGTGAGCGACTCATAGGTATTTATAGAGTTTTACCAACAGTTTCTAAAATAGTTTCTAGAGTTTCGTGGTCCTGTTTCTCTTTGCCAAACTCGGCCTTGTGTGCCAGTTTGATAGCTTTCTTGAGAATGGCAGGTTTGATTTCTAACTCTTCGGCCACAGCCTTGATGGTGTCAGTGAGTCCACCATTGAGTGTTTCGATCTCGTGAAGTACTTGCATGCCTTCGTTGATGATTTGGGTAAGTTTGAGTTTTTGTTCGCCGTTAAATGTTTTGCTGCTCATAGAGCCTCCTAAAACACTAGTATACACTAGGTATTACACAAATGCAACAGTTTTGATTATAAAAGTTGATTAATATATTTGTTTGAGCCGCGAATAATCATGGTACTTAATTGCTTTACAAAGTCAGGATAGAATATTTGTTTAACTTGTTATAGAGTCATTGAAACTTCTGGACAGCCAAAGTTGTGAGGATATCCATTGGCAGTTCTCACGCACAATGGTAACCATTGTGCGCGGCATAGAGTTGTTAGCTCAATGTGAACGTCTTTACATCGCTTAGATTTATTATAATAAGTAATTGTATGAATACATTATTTCCTGTCACACTTAACAAAACTCACAAAAGCAGGCTATTAACAATGAATATTGATCTTCCGTTTACTTACGACGAGGTGTTAGCTGAGTTAGAAAATGAGGACTGGGTAAATCCAAACACGATTAACAACCTAGGTTATGACAACTGGGATAATAGTCGATATAAAGCAATGTGGCCCAAGGATGAACACAAGTGTATGAAGCAATTGCAAGAGTTGGTTAGTTCAAATCAACTGAAACGTGCGTTTGTTGACCACTTGTATGAAAATGATCCAACATTTGTATTTGATTGGTATTGGACTCCTGAAGAAATGTGCAAACATACTATTATGCATGGAGAATTTAGCAAAGACATGCCAGGATTTCATAATACCATTCATACTGACTATAGAAAGTTAGTTGCTACAGGACTGGTGTATTTGGCCAAAGAAAATAACCCAGATGTTTGCTCGGTATTCTACGACAGCAAAGATAGAAAAAATCCCATCCCTATAACAACCAACTTTGGCAGCGGATGGTTCCATGGCAACGGCAATGAGACATATCATGAAGGATGGAATCGCACAGACAAGCCACGTTATTCCATACTGATCGGACTTACACTAAACGTTACTCCTGTACCCAATGGGGGCTGACCAGATTATAAAATTCTGGAAACGTTTCTGAGAAACTTTGTCCTCTTGTTATGTCCAGTTCATTGGTGATTCTCACCAATTCGGACCATAATGATTTTTTGTAATCCCAAGTATTAGTGGGCTCCAGAGTTTGGTCCATGTATGTTAGTATTGATGCAACTTCTTGCAGAAATTTTTGAGACGTTGAACGCAATAATTTTTCCTTAATTGCTTGTTTAACCTGTGGTGGTATTATTTTAAGGTTGATGTGCTGCGGCAAGTGTGCCATGTTGAAATGTATTTGCCAACCACGTTGCTCAAAGTATTCAAACACTTTGTCAATATAGTAGATATTAAAAAAACTAACAGTAATGCAGATAGAAACAGAATGAACAGAGTCGTATTGTTTTCTATATTGGTCATAGCGAGAAATATTTTCCAAAACCACATTCCAGGTTTCACCGTTTCGGATGTAATCAAAGTGACTGTATAATCCGTCTATGCTGAGATCAAAATACACTTTTTTAAACTCACTCAATATGTCAATGTATCTCTGATTCCAAATAGTACAATTTGAATTAAAGTGCAACGTTTGCTTTGTGTTATATCCTTGTGCAATACTGTATTCTAGTATGTCAAACAGTTTATGAATCAACATGGGCTCTGCGCCATATATGTCAATGTACTGTGCATGTGGAAGCCACTCGTTTAGTTTATCCCAGAACGTGTTGTTGTCGTCGCT